GTGGAAGGGCAAGGCGGGGGGTACCCCCGTCCCCCTACCACTCGTCGAACGGCCTCGGAAGCGGCAAAGACGTCGTCTGGTGCCTCGTGCCGTCGCCACGTCGCGCGTTGCATATCCAGTGGGCGGGTCTTGTATTGCGAAAGTCGAGCGGATCGCCGCCGAACTTGACGGGTACCACCTCGTCGACCACGAAGCTCATGGGATGGGGCTTCATCCCTCCCGAGGCGGTCGGCACCATCCCGAGGCTGTAGTCGATGGCCCTCCCGCACAAGTGGCACGGGTCTCCGATGGCTCTCCACCGGTTTCGGATTTCGTTCCGCCTGATGCCGTTCGCCCGTCGTGGATTCGGCTTAGCCATGCGACTCCCTCCGTAACCCGCCCGCACATGGCAGCAAATGAAAAAGCCCCCGGTGTCGGGGGCTTATTTCACCAGCTATATTATACCACCGCTTCATAGTGACATTTAGTGACAACTTCGCCGTATGCCGCTCACATCGCGGACGGTATCGGGTCGCGCTCGGTCGGCGGCATCAGGTCGTACAGCTCGCACAGCCCATCGGCGCGCAGCCTGTAGACGGTGCGCAAATCGTAGCCCATCGACTCGGAAATCTCCTTCCACAGCTGGCCTGAAAGGTATCGGCGCACGAGCACGGCAGCGTGGCGCTCGTCGGGCAGGCGCATGATGCACGACCGCGCGCGCTCCCTCTCGAACATGTAGCCGCCGTACTCGTCGGTGAACTCGTCCAGCTTGTCGAACACCAGCGCGGCGATCTCGGCCATCCGGTCGCCCGACGGGGACATGCTCACGCGCTCCCTCGTGTAGTCCAGGGCCTTCAGCCCCTCGGCGTCGGCCCGCAGCTCGGCTATCTCGCCCTCCAGCGTTCGGACTTTGACGCCCATGCGCCTGATGCGGTCGAGCCATGCGCCGGCCTGCTCGATGCGGTACTCCCTGAACTCGTCTTCCATCACATCACCCCCGCCGGTCGGTACACGAGCGTCCCGAGCTGGCCGGTGACCCGCACCTCGCCGGGGTACATGCTGCCGTCGAGCGCGGTCAGCGTCCCAATCAGCTCGCCGTCTACATGCGGGCGCGCCGATCCATCACGCGCTCCTTGTCCTCCCGCCACCTCGCCACCACGACCTCGCGCGCCGCGTCCTCGTTGACGTTCAGTTTCTCGGCTATCTCCGACGGAGCTAGCCCGGCGTTGTGCATCATCCATATCCTGTCCTCCAACGATTCCGGTTCGTTCAGGAAGTCTTCGAGCAGCCCCATCTACCTCACCACCCTCGCCCCGCAGTTGGAGCAGTAGTTGGCGTTCTCGCCCAGCAGGTGGCCGCACTCCGAACATAGCCAAGAAATAACGAGGGAATCGTTCTCATCACCACTCCACGTCACGGGGGTGCGAGAACACGTCCGCTCGGCCCTCGTGTTCCATCGGTGTTTCACCTTCTCCTTGGAGACCGGCGCGCCGTAGGACAACCCGCATCTAGAGCAGCGGATGGAACCGCTAACCCATCCGACCTCGCTCCCGCACAGCGGGCAGGGCTTCAACTCGTCAGTCATCGCTCCTCCTCTCTCCCCATGCGCAGTAGCCGTCTGGCTCGGTGCGCTCCTTGCCGAGTGCGCCACACTCGGGGTCGGCGTGAAGCCAGCACTCGTCCACATCCATCCCTAGCCAATGGCGGACGGTGTGCATATGCTTGCAATTCCGGCAGCGCACGATGCCGCGCAGAGCGGCCTTGTGGCCGTCCGTCCAGCCGTTCTCGTAGCCCTCGCGGTACAGCTCGTTAGCTGGCGTGTCCATGATGTAGCCGGTCGATACCATGTACTCGGTCATCGCGTCACCACCTCCACCACGCGCTCTTCGAGCTTGATGATGCTGACGCTCTCGCACTCGTCCCTATTCGCCAGCAGTTCTTTCGCTGCCTTCCGCGCCTCTCGCAAGTTGCTGATTACGCGGCCAGTGAATACATAGCCGTAAACCTTCCCGTTCTTGTACCGGCACTCGAAATGAAAATCGCTCATCACAGCTCCTCTCCACACCACGGGCAAAACCTGATGCCTTTCACAAGTGTCCGCAGATAGGTCACATCCCAGTCCCAGTCATGGAAACGCTCGCCGAGAATCCACCCCTCGGGCCTGTCGTGATAACGGCGCAGCGATGCCCACTTGGGCTTCGAAGCGCACCTATGCGTCGTGAAGTCTCCGAGCGTTCGGCCCATCACTTCCCCCTTATCACGTCGAGGTCCATGTCGGCCCGCTCCCAAATCTCGTCTTGCTCCGCCTTGCGCTCGCGCAGCGGCGACCACCTCACGTACTCGTCGCAAACCTCCGCGTCGGGAGGCATCGGCTCGCAGCCGTTGTAGCTGCATGCGCCCATGGGTTCCATGCCGTCGAAGTGACGGCAGCTAAGGCACGTCGTCATACGTCGCTCCTCTCCAGCGGTTGCCCGCAATACGGGCACCACTTGAAACTCTTCATCGCGATGATGTGGTCGCACTTGGGGCAGTGCAGCCGGTCGCGCTTGGCCACGAGCGGCTTGCGCACCTCCGCCCCGCCGCCTTCGAGCAGCCACGCCCAGCGGCGGCACAGCGACGCCCCTCCGTTGGTGCAGCCCAGGCACTCGCGGTCGCAAATCTCCGCCTGGTCGATCGTGACCATCACCGCCTCCTCTTGATGCAGTCGTCGCACCGCTTCTGGTGCGGGTAGCGCGCCGTAAACATCGCGCCGCATTCCCTGCACGGGCGCGGTCGGCACTCCGCCTTGTAGCGCGCGTGGTCGAGCATCGCCACCATGATGCACGCCTCCAGCGTCTCCCGGTCGTGGTACTGGAGGCCGCGGTGCGCGATGATGGTCACGACTCCCCGCGGCACCGCCACGAGGTTGTCCGGGTCGAAGTTGCTCCGGTCTCGGTCTGCGAACACCACGACGTGCCCCTCGGGTATCTCGCCGTGGTGCTCCATGTAGACGAGCCGGTGCTTCTCGATCCAGTTGTCGTGCGCCGATTTCGGGTTGGTCTTTCGCTTGGCGATCTTGACCCACACATAGCCGTCCCTGTCCATGCGCTCGGTTCCGATGGGCTGGTGCCCGTTGTGGGGCATCTGCCCCTTCTTGAAACGCGTGGCCTTACCGGCCTCTAGGAACTTGCGCTTGTGCTCCTCGCTCGTGAAGCCGCCAGCGTGGCCCTTGCGGAACTGCCCGCCGTTCGTTCCCGACGGCGCGTTGTACTTGACCTTGGCGTTCTTGAGCGTGCTCACGCTCGGGCGGTAGCCCCACAGCCGCTCGAACTCGTCGGCGATCTGGTGGATGCTGTGCCCCGGTGCGTAGCTTCGCAGCCACGCGACGCGCTCCTCCGTCCACTCGGTGCGTGTCATAGCGACCACCCCGCGACCGCTTCGCAAATCATCGTCGGGTACTCGTAAACGTCCCACCCTTCGAGCTTGCACACCTGCACGTCGAACGCGATGTCGGACAGTATCCGGGTAACCATGCCGTGCCTTGCGAGCTGCTGCATCTTGTAGCGGCCATCCGGCGAATCGCTCCAGGCTACCCGTTTGCCCTCCTCACCCTCTCGGAGTAGGGCACTCTCGTCCCCTTGTTGCATACGTTCCTTCTCTCCTTGCGCGTCGCGGATTTCGAGCCGCAGCCCGCCATCCGTTTCGTCATCTTGTCGTGGTGCCCGTTTCGGAATGCCATCAGCGTCCTCTCTCACCAGCGCCGATTCGTAGCCCGGCGCGAATCTGCTCTTGCCGTTGCACGCCCACACCGTCCCCAGCGGGGCCGTGCCAACCGTACCTATGACGCGCCACCCGTCGGGCAGTTTCTCCAGCACCTCGCTCATAGCGCCTCGTCCCTCTCTGCGATGGTGGGGGCATCGGCGGTCATGAGCAGCTTGGGCACCACGACGCGGGCTGCCGTGTCGTCCATGGCCTGCTGCTGGAGCTGCGCGGCGCGAAGGGTCACGCTCGCGTTGTCGATGATGCGGCTCGCCATGTCGCCGATGGCCTTGGCGCGCCCGATCTCGCTCTCCAGCTCCTCGCCCTCGGCGTTCTCCAGCCGATCGAGCTCGCGGAAGAGCCGGTCGTTAAGGTCGAATAAGTTGGCCATGTCATCACCACCCGGTATATAGGTCGGTGGAGCTGCCTTCGTTCGCGTCGTAGATTTTCGCGGGGCCATACGGCGTGTCTATGACCGTCCCGATCGGCTCGCTACCCCATGGACTCGCCGCGGCGATGTAGCCGTCGGCATCGACCACGAAGCCGCGATCGTCCAAATGCCGCCCGTTGTTGTTCAGCTCGTCCAACCCTCCGCCGGGGAGCGTATTCTGGCTGTACCACGTGAAAGTGCGCTCGCCATCGTCCACGACGCCCATGCTCCGGAGATCGGGAGCGTCGCCGCTCCACGCCTCGACGCTCTCAGGCTCGCTGTACGGCTCGCTCTCGTAGTAGGCGGGCTCGTAGTCGTACCATTCTTCCTCCGGCTCCCACGCGGGCTCTGACGGCTCCACGGCGGGTTCCTCTGCTACAATCCCTGCGGGCATCTGCGCCGCGGGCTGCAACCCGTCGGGCGCGCCGCCCTCCACCAGGTGGCTCGGCGGGTCGTAGGTTCCCAGCCCCAGCCCGCCGAGCACCGCCGCGACTACCAGCGCGGCTATCGCCTTGCTCATATCTCGACCTCCTCGATGTCGATTCGGATTCCCGGGATGCGGTTGTAGACCTTCGTCACGTGCTCCGAGAACACGATGGCGTCGTCTCTCCACCACCCCAGGCTCGTCATTACGTCTTTCAGGCCCTTCTGTAGGTTGTCCGTGTCGGGCCGCTTCACGTACGGCTCGCCGTCTGCATGGCCAGCGAGCGGGAACGCCCAGACCACGTCGAGCACCACGGCACCGCGGATCGGCTCGCTCGGCGCGAACCGCTCCAGGTGCGCCCGCAGGTCAGCCTCGGCAGCGCACCACGCGGGCGACGGGTGGAACCTCGGCTTGCCGTCGTGCCCCACGGTGACCTGCTTTTCCTGCTTGGTCGCAGTCGGCGGCACGAACGCCATGAAGAAGTGCCTGGGGTCGCGCTCGGTCAATTTCTCTCCTCTCGGTTCGTCACGTGCGCGGGGTCATTTGCGATGCCTTGCGCTTTGCGGCGGGGGCTTGTCTCCCCGCCACAGCACAAGCGCATGCTTTGCAGGCTTGCCTGATTCCCCGTAGGGGAATTAGCAAAGGTTGCTGACAAAGGTGTCTGACAAACTTTGTCCTTTGCTACGCGCGCGTAGCAAAGCTGCAAAGGAAAGCTTTGTCCTTTGCGATAGCGAAGGTGCGAAGCTGCAAAGGTGCTCACTCCGTCTCCCTCCTGACAATCAGCTTCTCGTTCTTCTTGCTGCCTTCGAGCGTCGGCCCGGTGACCCATTCGCAGTACGATTTGTCGTCGCGCGTCCACGCGAGCAGGTCGCTGCTGGTCGGCTTCTTGCCGTCGATCTCGGGCATGCGCTCGCGGATGTTGCGCCTCGTCGGAGGCACTCCGTCCTCCTCGCAGTAGCCAACCGCCTTCTCGATCGCGGCGTTGCGCTCCGCCCAAATCTCGGCGTCGCTGACCTTCTCGCCGCTCTCGGATTTCTGCTTCCGGCTCCTGCCCCTGGGCTGCTCTGCGCCGGCCTCTCGGGACTTCGACAGGTCGTTATCGATGACGTGCAGCGGCCAGTCGAACCACGCGAACACGGGAGCGGGCCGCTCGAACTCGCGCAGGGTCGCCTCGATGCGCCACGCGGTCATGGCCGCGCTCTTGCGGTCGATGTCGTTGAACCGCCTCACGAGCGCCTTGTAGTCGGCTTCGTCGAGTAGCTTGCCGGCCTCCTCCAGGGCCTTCAGCCCCACGGTCTCCACGTCGTTGCCGAGCGCCGTCCACGCCACGCCGAAGCCCGCGTCCCATGCCGCCTGCATGCACTCGCGGCACTGCTTGGCGTTGACGCGGGCGACGCGGGCCTCGTCGTCGGGGTCGAGCTCGATCATGTCCACGATGGCGTCCGCGTCGCGCCCGAACACGCCCGAGCCGCTGGCCCGGTCGATGCTGCGCTTCTCGCCCTGGTAGCCCTTCGAGTGATGGTGGCAGTAGATGAGCGACGCGCCGGACTCCTCGATGACCTCGTCGAGCGTGTTCGTGAACTCGCCGATGTCCTTGGCGCTCGACTCGTCGCCCATCATGACCTTGTAGATGGGGTCGATGATGATGACCTCCGCGCCGGTCTTCTTGACGCGGCGCACGAGGGCCTTCTTGAGCGACGAGAGCGCCTTGCCGTGGCCCTTGAGGTTCCACGGGATGACGTCGCCGACGTTGGTCTTGCCCATCGCGTGGAAAACATCGTAGAAGCGCGCACGGCACGAGCTGGCCGTCAGCTCCAGGTTGACGTAGAGCACGCGGGACTTTCGGCACTGCCAGCCGAGCCACTGCCCGCCCTCGGCCAGGGCGACGCACAGCTCCATCAGCGCGAACGACTTGCCGGCCTTGGACGGTCCCGATAGCAGCATCTTGTCGCAGATGCGCAGGATGCCAGTTATCAGCTCGTCGGGCTGCGCGGGCCTCTCGCCGTCCAGGTCGATGTCGAGCGGATCGGCGTCGGGCAGCTCGTCGGTCTCGTTGGCGTACCACTCGTCCCATTCGTCCCAGTCCGCCGCGCCCTGGGCGAGCCCGGCCAGGAACTGCCGGTTGCCGTTGCGCGTGACTCCGGGCATCCTGCACAGCCTAGACGGGTTCTTGTTGGCCTTGTCCACGCTGATGCCGTTCTTGGCGCACCGTGCGTATAGCGTCTCGACGCGGTCGTGGTAGACCTTGGCGTCGTCGGCGTCGATGTGCACGATGGCGTGCAGCGACTTACCGCCCGAGTGGACCATCGCCGCGACGGGCAGGTTGAGCTGTCGGACGATCTCGGCGAACTTGCCGATGGGCATGTCGTCGGACTCGACCAGGGCGAACCGGTATGTCGTGACGTTCGCGTTGCCCACGCCCGAGCCGTCGAGCGGGTTGAACCGAATCCACGCGCCGCTCTCGTCGTGAGTGGCCCCGATGGCGTACTCCATGCCCTTGGCGAGGTCGGCCTTGACCTCCCCCGCCGTTCGCGTGTACACGCCACGGTCGCCGGGCACGACCTTGACGGCGCCCTTCTCGTCGGTCTTGGTCGTGAAGTTGGTCACGTAGCCGATGACCTCGGAATCCTCGAACAGCGCGTCGATGAACGCCCGGAGCTCGTCGCGCCCGTGGCCCGCCGAGTACATGGGGCGCACGTCCACGTCGTAGTCGCCGACCATCGTGGCGTCCACGATCGGCGGCTCGTCGGCTCCGTGCCCGCCTATGACGGCATCCCACGCGAGCGCATGGTGGGGACGCTCGGGCTTCCACCCCGCATCCTTGGCCAGCTTGACGATGGTGCCGCCCGTGACGGGCTTGCCGGTCTCGTGACCGAAGCTGGCCCACTTGGTCTTGAAGTCGCGCTCGTTGAACCTCGACGGGTCGCGCATCGACCAGTCGCGCCACGTCGATGCCGGATAGCCCTCGTGGTGCAGCGCCGCGCCCACGGCCAGCCATTGCTCATACGATAGGTCGGCGGGGTCGATGCGGTCGAGCGCCTCCATCAGGTCGTAGCCCTCGGTCATGCCGCCTCACCGCCCCTCGTGGGGTCGTAGGTCGCGGGGTCGATGCCGCGCGGTGTGATCCAGTTGTTCTTCTGGATGCGGCTAATCATGCGCGTGGCGTTGTCCTTGCTCCACCGCGCCACGTGCTGGAAGCCGCGCCCTTCAAGGAAACGTATCTGCTTGGCGGTGGCGAGCCCGGCGCTGCGGCGCATCTGGACGGACGCGACCAGCTTGGTGGCCTGCCCCTTCGTGAGCCCCTTGGGGTCGATGCCCGCGCCCTCCAGCAGCTTGCACTGGCGCTCGGTCGCCGCGTCGAACTCCCACTTGAACGTGGGCTTGTAGCCGATGAGGTCCATGTCCAGCGTGGACATGGCGAACTGCAGTGGGTCGACCAGCTTCTTCTTGCGGTGCTTCAGCTCCGCGAGCTGGCGTGCGACGGCAGCCTCGCGCTCCGCTGCGACCTCGGACTCGGCGGCCTCGGCCTCGGCCATGATGTCGGCCTCGGCTCCCTGCTCGGCGCGTTGCTGCATCCTCGCCGCCACGTCGGGGTCGATGCCGAGCAGCGACGCCGGCCTGCACAGGTCGTGCCGCTCGGTCATCCACAAAAAGTCGAGCAGCAAGAGGCCATCCTTGCCTGGCGCCGTCCTCGTGCCGCGCCCGACCATCTGCGTGTACAGCGGGCGCGACCTCGTGGGCCGCAGCACGACGATGCAATCGACCTCCGGGCAGTCCCACCCTTCCGTCAGCAGCATCGAGTTGCACAGCACATCGACGGCCCCGGACTCGAACGCCGCGATCTTGGCGCGGCGATCTTCCATGGTGTCGTAACCCGACACGCTCACGGCGCTAAGCCCCACGGCTCTAAGCGCCTCGGCCATCTTGTCGGCAGTGGCGACCAGTGGCAGGAAAACGACCGTTTTCTTGCCTTTGCACTCCCCCGCCATGACCTGCGCGACCTGCGCGAGGTAGGGTTCCAGCGCGTCGCCTAGGTCGTTGGCCTGGTAGTCTCCGTGGCTCACCTTGACGCCGGTCAAATCCATCTGAAGCGGCAGGCACTTCGCGCGGATCGGGCAGAGGTAGCCGTCTCTCACGGCGCGCGCCAGCGGGTATTCGTAGGCGATTGAGTCGAAGACCTCGGCCAGCCCGCGCCTGTCTGCGCGGTCGGCGGTGGCAGTCACGCCGAGCAGCTTGCCGCCTACGTGGTCGATGATGTTGCGGTATGAATCGCTCACGGCGTGGTGTGCCTCGTCAACGATGACCACGTCGAACCAGCGCGGGTCCACGCCCATGAGCCGGTCGCCCTGGAGCGTTTGCACGGATGCGACGCACAGCGGCGTGTTGTAGAGGTAGCGCGCGTCGGCCTTCTCGATGCCGGCGCGCACGCCGCACATGGACTCCATGCGCGACGCTGCCTGCCGTATCAGCTCGTCGCGGTGCGCGAGCACGAGCACGTTCTTGTCGTTTTCGATGCACCGCCGCGCGACCTCCCCGAACACCGTGGTCTTGCCGGTGCCGGTCGCCATCACCAGCAGGGTCGCGCGGTCGCCACCCGCCCACGCCGAACGGATGGCATCGACCGCCTCTAGCTGATACGGGCGCAGGGTTACCACGTCGCGCCGGCGTCGGATGCCGGCGTCGCGCCCATGTCGAGGTAGCGCGCGACTTGGTTGGTGTGGCGCGTCTCGCCGTTGGACTGGTACTCGCGGTTCTCGATCTCCACGAAGCCGGTCTTGCCGACCAGGTAGCTCTCGTCCCAGTTCATCTGGTAGCTGTCGCCGTGGCCCCTCGCGCCGATCGCGCGGAAGAACTGGCAGATTTTCCACTCCAGGTCGGTGTCCAGGATGATGCGGTCGATGACGTCCGCCGAGTCCGCGCCGACGCCCACGCGCAGGGTCACGATCGCCATGGGCGTGCCGTTGAACCTCTGCGACGTGCTCATCGACTTCTCGACGGACTTGATGGTGAAGGGGTAGGTGCCCGGCTCCAGCAGCTTGAAGTCGGTGCCGTCGTTGCTGATGGTGGAATCCCACGAAAGCCTTGCCATGTTTTTCTCCTTAGTCTTCTAGTTGAACGGGATATCGAGCTGTTCGCCGATGGTGGCGAGGATGGCGTCCCAGTGGGCGATGAGCACGTCGCGCACGAACTCGGGCGAGTAGCGCACGATGGGGGTGCTCGACGAGTAGGGGTTGTTCGGCCTGCTCCCCACGGCCTGCATGAGCTGGCTCGCGGTCACCTTCGAGGCGGCCATGAGGTCGGTCAGCTCGTCGTGGGGCGTTCTGGGTGCCGGTTCGGGTTCGGGGTCGGGTTTGACCACATCGGGGGCTTTACGGGCATCTGACGGCCTCACGGGCACCTTGTCGGCGATGGCCGCGAACTCGAACGGCATTTCGTCGGGTAGCCCGAGGCGGTTCTTCGCGTCGTACGCCGCCGTGTGGCTCGCGTACATCAGTCGCCGCTTGCCGCCGATGGCCTTGGCCTTCTTGGTGACCTCGTCGCGCATGACGTCGGCCTTGAAGTTGGCGAACAGCAGCAGGTCGGCCCATTCCTTGACGAGCGGCGCGACCTTCTTGTGCAGCTTCAGCTCCCAGCGGTCGTACGCGCCGAGCTCGTCGGGCTGCTCGAACTTGCGGATTTGCGCATGCGCCACGATCAGCACGTGCTTGCCGCTCTCGACGGCCCGATCCAGCGCGTCGAGGAGCTTGGCGAACTCCTCGCCGAGGGCCGTGTGGCCCTTGCCGTAGCCGGGCGATTCGATGCTGTCCCAGTTGTACTTGCCGCAGACGTGCGCCACGCACAGCCGCTCGGCGGCGTCGGCGGTGTCGATGACCAGCGTGGTGACCTCGGGCATGGTGCGCGCCGCCGCGACCTCGTCGAGCAGTTCGAGCCACGAGCCCGGGCGCGGCATCCGTGCCACGTCGTAGGTGCCCGAACCGTCCTCGATGTCGATGAACACGGCACCGGGCCACGCGGCGGCGAACGTGGTCTTGCCCACGCCCTCGGGCCCGTAGACGCAAGCCTTCACGGGCTTGGCCATGGGGCCGCGCTCGATGTTGTAGACGATCACCTACACCGCCTCCCGCTTCACAGCCTGCACGTTTTCGACGTTGCGGCGAACGAGGGCGGCGTTGTCGGCGTTGGCCTTCTCGAGGTCGTCGGTCAGCTTGTCGACGCGCTCCTCGGCGATGATGGCGCGGTTGCGCCAGTACACCAGGCGCTCCTCGAACAGCTCCATCGCGACCATGTAGTCGTATGCGGATTTCTTAGCCATTGGTGCCTCCCTCCAGCAGCGCCCTCGTGACGCTGCCCAGCTCGTTGCCCAGCGCCGCCGAAACCTTCTCGGCGTCGATGGACAGCCTTGTCGACTTGATGCGGCCTCCGGGGTCGCCGGGCCGCTCATCGGTGACCAGCGCGCAGCCGGGCGGCAGTTCGCCGGTCTCCTCGAAGTACCAGCGCGCGAACTCGCGCAGGTGGTCGCGCGCATAGCTGACGGCCTCCTCGACGGGCACGTCCCACTCGAACAGCTCGCCGTAGCCCAGAACCGCGAACATCTCCTCGGTGGTTGCCTCGGTGGGCTTGGAGATGACGACGGAGTAGGCGCCGACCTTCGTGCCGTTGACCTTGACGTCGAACGACTTGGCGCCGGTGACCTCGTAGAGCGCCCGCATCTGGTCGTCGACCTCGGCGCGCAGGTTGTCGGGGTCTTTGGTGGAGACCATCTTGCCCACGACGTTGTAGAGTGCCTGGACGATGGCCAGGCGCTCGATGGGCGTCCTTTCGCTCACTAGAAACCACCCCCCACGATGACCATGATGGCCGGGATGGCCCCGAACAGGGCGAAGCAGCAGATGCCGTCTTTCGCAGTCTCGACTGCGGTGCTATACTTGCAGGTGGTTCTTGTGCTTTTGCGGCTCGGCGTGCCAGCGTCGGGCCGCGTCTTGTTATCTCGCATTTAGTTCCTCCTCTTCGTTTATCCAACGCTCGAAGGTCGCGTCGATGATCCGCACGACCTTCCGTTTCTCGCCGCAGACCACGCAGGGGAGCGGGTGCCTCGTCGGGGCGCGGCGCGTGGCAGCGCGCACGGCGTCCTCGGGCATTCCGTAAACCTCCGCAATCTCGCGGCAGCTCATGAGGCGCAATCTGTCTCCTCTCTAATCGCGAATCGCCACGGGCGGACACGGGCCGCTCGGTTTGCCACGGATTCATGGAGGACAGGAGTTGGGATCGTCGTCATGAAGAGAAGGGATGGCTGGCAGGGTGGTTTCCAGCGTGTGTGTGTCTGCGTCCGCGACCCGTGCCCGCCGGTGGCGATTCTGGGTTGATATGGCTCCCCACGTTCGGCGGTGTGCGTCCTGACAAGTCGAAGTTAGCGCCTGCCTCGCGTGGTTTCATGCGGTTGTGAAGGTGCCCGCCGGATTGACCGCTCCGGGGGTGCGTCCTAGTGCTCCGTAAAACTACTTCACATCATCGGGCAAAAAAATATCTTCGAGCGAGTACCCGAGGAAGTCGCAGAGCACCTTCGCCTTGTCTATGCGCAGGTTGCCTTGATGCGTCTCGAAATAGTAGTACATACGCTCGGAGATTCCGATTTGGTCGGCCATTTCCTTGGCCGTGTATCTTTTCGCCTTCCGTGCTTCACGCAATGTCGGCATGTGTTCACCCCCTCCGTCTTCGACGCTATGAGTGTAATTTAAATGCACGTTCATTTGCAAGTACTTTTCAGATAAAATGTGAAAATATCTCACGGAGAGGAGCGCGCCATGTCGATAAAGGACAACATCAGGAGATTGCGCGAGAGCCGCGACCTGACGCAACAGGAGCTTGCGGACGTGCTCGGTGTGAACCGGGCGACGATTGCGCAGTGGGAGACGGGAACGAGCTACCCGAGAATGGGGACGGCCTTGCAGCTATGCGAGTACTTCGCCATCTCACTCAATGACCTAGCGGACGAGAAGCCCGAGCCTCGGCCCGTGGAGCTGCTCGGGGACGTGCGCGAGCTGGTCGACCTCTACGGGAGGATGACCGACGAGGGGCGGCAGCAGCTCATGATTTACGCCCGTGGCCTTGCGCAGACCTATCCGAAAAATACGGCTGATTCGGTTTCGGCATGAGCGTCACAAAGCTAGATGATGGCCGCTGGCTGGCGAAGGCCGACCTCGGATTCAACGACGACGGCAAGCGCGACAGGCGGCAGAGGCGGTTCAGGACGCGCGCGGAGGCCGCTGCGCAGGATGCGAAGTGGACGGCGGAGAAGGAGGCCAGGAAGCGCATCCGGTCGGGCGGCATGACGCTGTCGGAGTTCGTGGAGCGCGTCTACTGGGCGGGGAAGGCCGACCTCGACGACGGGACGCTGCGCGGCTATAGACGTGATTGGGAGAACCGGATCGAGCCGATGCTGGGGAGCCTCGCCCTGGACGACATCAGGCGCAGCGACATCCAGCAGATGATCAGCGCATGCCCCACGCACAAGACGGCGCGCAACGCCCGCGACACGCTCTCCTCGATGCTGGGCTGGGCCGTGCAGATGGACATGCTCGAAAGCAACCCGGCGATAGGGCGTTGGGTCTACCCGAAGCGACAGCCGAAGGCCAGCGACCACGACGGCGTGTGGCTGCAATCGTTCGCGGAGATCGCGCAGGTCATGGAGAAGCTGCGCGGCGACCCCGACGAGCTGCTGTTCGGAGTGGGGTTGATGCTGGGGTTGAGGAAGGGGGAGATACTCGGCCTCGATTGGGAGGACGTGGATTTGGACGCGGGAGTGGCGCACATTCGGCGCACGTACACGTCCTCGTTCGGCCAGATGGAGGAGAAGGCACCCAAGACGGAGCAGTCGGCGCGCGACGTGCCCATCATGGGGCCGCTGAATGCCCTTCTGACGCAACACAAGGCCGTCTCCGGCCCCGTTTGCAACATAGACGGGAAGAGGCTCGCGGGAGCCACGGCCACCCGCCACGTGGCGCGTGCGCGCGTCAGGTGCGGCCTGCCCCATGTGACGCTCAAGAGCATGCGCCACAGCTTCGCCACGGCCTGCATCGCCGCGGGGATCGACGTCGCCGTGGTGTCGCGGATGCTGGGCCATACGAACGTCTCCACGACGTACAACCGCTACGTCAGGCCCATGCAGCAGGGCATGAAGGACGCCGTCGCGATGATGGAGTTGGCGACGGGATGGCAACGGGAGGAACAGAACCCCCGGTAAACCGCTCGTGCGCGTGGGTTCGAATCCCCAGCTCTCCGCCACGCAAAAAAGGCCCGCCTACCGGCGAAAACGCAGGTAGACGGGCATTTTTGTCCCTAGCTTCTAGGCGGTTCGGGGCGATTCGGGCGGATGGGGATGGCAACGGGACGGCAAAGAGGATGCGCCGGTCAGCCCGCATGCCCGCTTCTCGCCCTGGAGTGCCTTCCGTGCGGAATGGCAACGGAATGGCAACGAATCAGGCCAGCTTCTTGACGATCGAGTTGAGCGTCTTGTTGGCCGCCTTCAACTGCGCGGCGAGATCGTCGACCTTCTTCTCCAAGGCGATGACCTTGTTGCGCGTGTCGGTCACTTTCGGTTGCATGTCCTTGCTGTAGGCCCACGCCCACGACAGGCAGCTCCACGCCTGCTTGTTGCCTTCCTTGGTTGCGATCTCGCAATTCCAAACGTCGTTCGGCGTCATCAGTTCCTCCCTCGTGATCGTGTCTTTCAGCGTATTCCATGCGGCATCGCCGCCCCCGCCCTCGGGCGTGTACCAGTACGGGCATGCCTTCCTGCCTGCCGGCCCGCCTTGGCAATCGTAGTGCCGTACCACGCGGCTCTCCGGGATGCCGTGCCTCTCCATCAGCAACTGCACGAGCCAGCGCAGCTCCGCAATCTCGTCGATCGTGAAAGGCCCGCCGTCGTTGCAGACCTCGATGCTGATTGACTCCGAGTTGCCGATGTACTGCGTGTTCCCCGGCCATGCTCCCACGGCGTAGGCGGTGTCGTCGTCCTCCATCACCTGATAGATGGTGCCGTGGCCGTCGAGGTAGTATTGAGCGGACGCCTTGCGACCGTCGTTGTTATACATGACGTTGTTGGCCTCGTTCCGCGCCGGGGCGTCGTTCGCGGTGTAATGCACGACGATGTAGCGGCACGAGTTGCCTCCCGGCGAGTAGCGGGACGGGTGGCATGTGAAGGCCCTGCTGATTGTGGGCATGTTGAGCCTCCTTACAGCTCGTAGGGGCTTCCCTCGATGGCGGAGAACGTCACCGTGCCGTTGTTGTAAAGCGTTTTCCAGTTGTTCGCGGTCCGATAGGTGCTGATGAGCGCAGAGGGGACGTACACCGTGCCGGTCAGCGAGTTGTAACCGTTCATGGGTGTGTTGGTGAACGCCGAGACGTTCGCAAGCGTGCAGATGGAACCGGTCTTGCGGAGCACGAGCGTTTGCAGCTTGTAGCAGTTTGCGAATGCGTTGGCGGCGATTGCAGAGGTCTTGCCAACATCTGCAAATTCGAGGCTGCTGCATGCTGATGAGACTGTTGTTGAACCAAACACCCCAGACAACGAGGTGATAGTCAGGTTGGGCATACTCACTGATTTCAGGTTCGCGCAACCATTGAAACAAGCGCTGCCGAGGTTGTATGAGCCTATGGCCCCATTGCATATCACGGAGGTCAGGCCGGTGCAGTTAAAAAATGCCGCCTGATCTATTTTCGTTACGCTGCTCGGGATGTTTATGGTGGTCAACCCAGAACATTCTCTGAATGTCTGTGGATTTATTGTACTAATCCCGCTCGGAATGCTTGAAATAGCGAGACTCGTGCATTTGTTGAACGCGTATTGTCCGATGCTCGTCAAGTTCGACGGAAGGCTCGTGAGGGCGAGGTTGGTGCAATTCTGAAACGCGTATTGTCCGATGCTCGTCAAGTTCGACGGAAGGCTCGTGAGGGCGAGGTTGGTGCAGCCGTTGAACGCTCCTTCAGGTATTTGACTGATTCCGTTTGAGAGGCTTGCCGGTGCAAGGCTAATGCAATTCTGAAACGCATACTTGCCGATGCTCGTCAAGTTCGACGGAAGGCTCGTGAGGGCGAGGTTGGTGCATTCGCTGAACGCATAGTCGTTTATGCTCGTCACCCCGCTCGGAAGGCTCGTGAGGGCGAGGTTGGTGCAGACGCTGAACGCATACTGGCCGATGCTCGTCACCCCGCTTGGGAGGCTCGTGAGGGCGAGGTTGGTGCAGTTGCTGAACGCATACTGGCCGATGCTCGTCACCCCGCTTGGGAGGCTCGTGAGGGCGAGGTTGGTGCAGCCACGAAATGCATGCTGGCCGATGCTCGTCAAATCGCTTGGCAGAGTTGGAGTGGTTGCGGTACGAGAGATTACAGACTTGAAATCAGCATCAGAACCTCCCCCGCCCCCGGCTATGGTCGTGTTGATAATCATCGCTGCCCCCTAACCCAGGATCAGGACGTTGACCGTGATGCTGTTGGTGTTCGCGGACGTTCGCGTGAACGTTAACGTGCCGCTGCCCTGCGCCGTGCAGACGATTCCAGCCGCTGCGTAGTCGGTCACGCTTGTGGGCGCAGGTGCCACGATGACGTTGTTGCTCGACGTGACGCCCGTGGCGGTGACCGTGATGGCGTCGCTCGTCCACCCCGAGGTGCCGAGCGTGCAGGTCGTGGTGGATATAGCGGGGATGCTGTCATCAACGTATTTCTTGGTCGCGGGCATGGTGTCCGTCGTGGGAGCGACCAGCTTGTCGATGGTTATTCCGCTGTGATTCAAGACAATCGAAGATGAAACCGTAGGAGACAGCCCCGTGTTCTCCGCCAGCAACGTCATCGTAGATTGCGATGTTTCTATTTTGCTGCGCTTGTCGACCACGTTAAAACTGCTCGACTGCAATTTAGTTACAATCACGTCCCCCGATGACAATAGCGTCTGCCCGTCGACCGTGCGGATGTTCGTTCCTGAGACGAGCGCAGCCTGTCGGCTCGTGTCCGTCGGGTGCACGTGGTCCTCGCGGGCGTACTTGGTCGAGGTTCCCACGGCTGCGGTGCCGTCCACGATGGGCGTGGCGGTTGCAGGCTCGACTGTCGAGCCGGAGGGCGCGTATAGGTCGGTGCTGGCCCCGTCGATCGAGACGGTGGCTATCTTCGTGCCGCTGCTCACGACTTGCGTGACGGACGCCTCGCCCACGGTGTCGTAGGTAGTGCCGCCGATGGTGAGCGATTTCATAACAGGATTTGGCATGGTGCCTCCTTAGATGGGTTCGGCGGGGAACGTGTTACCCAGAATCATCGCGTCAAGAAGGCGCTCGTTCTGGTTCGTGTACAGCCCGAACTCGACCGGGACGCGGTAGACGCGAGTCCGGCATGAGAGGACGGTGTTGGCCGCGTCGACCAAATTCCATCCCCCCTGCGTCATATAGGTGTCGTTGAGCCTCACGCCGAATGTCGGGATTCGCAGGTTGAAGTAGTTGGGCTTGACCGTCGAGGTCGAGGCCAGCGACGGCGCGACCACTGCGACGCTCACGCCATAGGTGGAGTTGTTGGCGAGCACTTGCACGTTGGATGCGTTGCGGTAACGGGTCAGCGAGCATGCCGATGCCACGGAGGTGTAGGCGCCATAGGTCGAGGCCGTGGGATAGATGATGTTCCCCGACGATGACCTCGGCCTCGCGCCCCAGTGGTGAACCGCCTCCATCGCCTGCGCCACGACGTGAACCTGCCCCAGCGTGGCCTCCGCCGCCGTGTAGGCCATATGCACCATCGCGTCTATCAAGAAGACGTAATTGTACACGCCAAAATCCAGCTGGACGCCGTTGTAGCTCTTGCCGTATCTGGCGTAGGTCGCGTTGGCGGCGGCGGTCGACGTGTAGGTGGTCGTCCACGTGAGCGACTGGGCCTGCGTGGTCGGCGTGAGCGGCCAGTTGGCCGCTTGGTTGAGCTTCGCGCTCCACCGCTCCTCGCGCAGGAACTCCATGCCCAGCGCGCCGAACCACGCGGCGGTCGTGTTGGTGGTCGTGATGGCGAGATTCTTGGTTCCCGAGGTGTAGGTGCCCGTGATCGTAGATGCCCCGGTGCCGTTGAGCTTCGCGCCGTTGGCGTAGGCCGTGTAGCCGGAGGCCACCTGCGCGGCCCCTGCCGTGGCGTCGCTCGTGTCCATGAACGCGGCCATGGTTCCCCCGCCCCCGGTGATGGGGATTAGCAGGTATGGCACGGCGGGATAGTCCGCCCCGTTGATGCTGACGTTTTGCGCCATAGCTCCTCCTAGCTAATGGTGAGCACCTTCGTGTCGGCGTCCTGCGAGACGCTGACGAGCGTCAGGCTACCGGCCACGCCGAATATCGACGTGCCGCTCTTGATGTTGGCCGCAATCAGATTCGCGTCGCCCTTGATGGTCTGCGTGCCAGTGAGGTATGTCCCCGATGCGATGGTCTGGTCGGACGTTCCCGGCGTGATGGTCGCCGCCGCCTTGGTGGTCACGCTGGCGGTGAGGCTCACGCTGGAGCTAGCGGCGGTGCCGCTGGAGACATAGCCCGCCGAGACCACGGGGGTCACGCTGACGGACTTGGTGAGCGTCAGGGTGTTCGTGCTGGTGCTCAAGCTGGCCGACGTGCCGCTGATGGTCGATGGCGCGGTCGCCGAACCGGCGGCAACGGCCTTGCTCGCTTGGCTCGCGTAGTAGCCAGCCGGGACGGTCACGGTGTCGCCGGACGCGCCGAGGTCGGTGCCGGTCTTGGTCGCGATCGAACCGGTGTACTTGGTGCCGCCCGCGCCGTAGGCGGTGACGCCGGAGAGCATCTTGCCGCCGCTGTCGATGGTCGCGTCGCTGATATCGTAGAACGCGGCGTCGCCGCCGCCGCCCGAAAGCGGGATCTCCACGCTCGGGACATCGCTGTAGGTCACCCCGTTGATGACAACGTTCTTAGCCACTTTTGCCTCCTTAGCTGACTCGAAGCGTCGAGCCGTTCCATGTGATCAGTCCATAGCACCGCGGGATTTCATGCACCACGACGTTTGCGGTCATGCGCTTGCCCTCGGTCTCCAAAACGACGTCGCCGCGATGCTGCGGCTCGACCTCGTAGGGGCCCTCGTAGGGCGGGAGCAGCGGCCCGCCCCCGCTGGAAACATCCAGCGAAATCGGCGGGGAGCCTCCCGTCACGTGCATCGGGACGGGCGAGGGCCCGACCGTCACGTGCAGCGGGATGCGTCTCATTTGCCACTGTCCTCCTCGGGCTCGGGTTCCGGCCTTCCGATCTCGCCGT